GTTTAACGATGTCCTTTGGTATCTTAGGTAATCTCTTACTCTTAGACATCTTATCCATTAAACGACTGACGATGGGTAGCTGTAGCTCCTGAGATAACAAAGAGTATAGACCACCTAATGCAGCTTCCAACTCTTGACTGAGCATTCTTATCTCCTCAGCTGTTACACGTTCTGCATCTCTAACTACTCCAGATGTCAGTAAAAATGCTTGGCTTAATCGGTCTGTTATACCAGCCATAGTAGCTTGAGCGGTACGGAAGTCATTGAACTTATTAAGTTGTAACACCGATACATCTGCTTCAGACCCTTGTACGATTGCACCGTTGGGTGCTTCTGCTAAAGTTCTTGATCTTGTTGTACCGTTCGGGTTGACCATGAACAATACCTTCGCTGCTGCTGCACTACCTTCGACAATCGCTTTTGTAAGTGCTTCCAACGACTTGAGGTCTCCGAGGTACTCCTCAACAAATCCTCTGCCGTAGTCCTCTCCATCAATCTGTGTGTAACGCAACGGTAACCACGGGGACTTTTCAATCGGATACTTACCCACGCTCTCTTCAATAAGAATACCTTTTACATCTTGGTAAACATTGAAGTGGTCATCTTCTCTAACTACTGCTGTGTATAAATCACAACTGTTCTCTTTCTCTTGACGATATACTTCCTCTCTTACCGATTCAGGAAGCATCATAGGAGCTACTGTTTCTTTAATAGCTATGTGTGTAACGTTACCCATTGGGTCCCTCTTCACTACATAACGATCCAGCTTAAACACTCTCATACCACCCTCATCAGGGAGATATAACAAAGAGTTACCAGTAACAAGCAAGTTCTTTAATGCTTGGAAGATACCGTTCCTGAAGTTCTGTACTTCTACTTCCTGTGATACACTACGCTCTACATCAGCTAATGCTTTCTCTAAGTCAGTACGTAGTTGTTCTGCTCCTTCTACACCGAGGTCTTCCTTTGCTTTGTCTAACTCATATCGATCTATAACAAGACGAAAGAACGGAGCGTTAGGTGGAAGCAGTGCAAGCAATAGCTTACTACTTAGATTTAATACTCCTCTAGCTCCGATGCCTTGGTACGGTGTGTAGTATTTAGTAGCGTAGTTGTGACCGTCAGGTGGTAAGACATAAGGAAGTGTAAGCTCAGAAGATGTACGTCCTCTGTCTAAGAATGACCACCGCTGGTTCTCCAACGAATGATATAGCCCTTGGGCTGTTTCGTGCATACCGTTTAGATGTCGTCTTCGCTCGTCCACTCAGGACCACTCAAGATGCTTAGTATCTCTTCGTGTGTGTACTCCGTCTTGCCGAGCAGAAAGAATGGTTGTGTGCCTTCGTACCGTGCAAGTATCTTCGATCCGTCTAAACTCTTACGGCTGTACGATTCATTGATGTCTATGAGTTGGTCAAAGTCGAAACCGCTAACCTCGGAGGTATCTGCTATTACATATGTTCTGTTGTTCATATCTATTAGTAAGGTTTCTCAGATGTTTCAAATGTAGCATTGAAGTTAGTACCGTTGTTAGTACCTACCGAATCATTCGCATTGTTTTCAAAACGATAAATTGAAGTTGCACCTACATAACTATAAGGAGACGACCTGATTTTATCTATTTCGCTGCTTGTTAATTCACGATTGAAGATAGCTACTTCGTCTAAATATCCGTTCATCGGTGCGGAAATATTTGAAGTCGATGTGTTTATCGCCGCTCCTAATAACAAATTGTGTGTAGCTGTGCTTGTAGTTGGACTCGGAGCTGACCCACTTGCTATTAATGAACCGTCCCTATATACTTTTTGGTCACCTCCATTAGCACAAGTCAAAGCTATATGATGCCAGTTATTATCAGTAATACCGTTATTTACCTCTACGTAGTTTCCAATACCGGAAAGAAGAAATCGAAACTTTTTATCTCCGAATCGATTGTCGTACCAAAACATAAGACCTATATTACCGCCTCCGTAGGTACTCATTACTAAAAACTGATTAGCCGCTGTGCTGGTGTGGTCTATAAGCTTAACCCAAAAAGTGATGCTAAAGTTACAAGTCTTCTGTATGAAATCGAACTTATCGCCCGTATCTATATAATCATTTGTACCGTCTAACTCAACACTGTAACTGTTCGATGGGTAAGTAACCCCCACACCATCACTATTGTAGGTCAAGTAATTCGTACCGTCCGATACTTCTATAGCGTTGGTGTCTGATCTAAATATACAAAGACCTGTGTTACCGCTGGCTGATGGTCGTGTTCCTGAAGTGTAACTTTGAAGTGTACTCATAATTAATTCTGATTAAAGATTACCCAAGCACTACCGTTCCACACATACAACTTATCGGTGTCTTTAGCGTGGACGATGGTGTAGTCGGGTGCGTCCGTTTGATCGATAAACTCCGACTCGTTGTCGAATACTTGGATGGTTGGGAATGTTAAGGTGTCGTCAAATACAGAAGTAAATGTAGGACTAGCGATAACCCCCAATCCAAATGTAGGAAGTACGAACATATCTTAAGAAGCGGTGTCTCCAGCTAAGATGTAGGTATCGGTAGCGTAAGCTACAATACTAGCTACTCCGTACTGATCGTTTATCTTGGTGTGAGATTGTCTGTTGTTGATCGTAGTTCCTGAAGCACTGAATGATACTTGACCCGCTCCCTTTTGTACGAAGCTACAATTAAACCCTGCTCCCAAACCGCTTGGTACTGTGACAGTTACAGCAGCAGCGTTGTCTAGTACTACTACTTTACCGTTATCTCCAGCTACTAATGTATAGGTGGTTCCTGTTTGATCGTTGATCGATGCGTCGAAGTTACTGATAGCGTTTCCGTTGAAGTCGTAACTTGATAAGTTGGAAGCAGATGCTTGCCCCATCAAATTGGTAACGGATACTTTCTTGGTGGTTGCGTCGGTGTCGTCAACAATAGCAAGTATGTCTGCTCCGGCTGGTGTTGTAAGTACACCTAATTCAGATATTTTTTTATTAGCCATGAGTATTAAGCGGGTTCAAATAATAATATTTCGTTTAGTTCAGTTGTCAATGGTTCACTTGCTTCCGTAAAGATCGCTCCGTCTATGACTTCCTCGGCGTCAAATCCGTAGAGCTTCTCGAAAGCTGGTCGTATGAAGTTACCCGGAAACGGTGTGATGTTGCTGGGCTTTTCAAGCGTTGATGGAAACTCAAGTGACATTATAGAGAGTCAACAGTACCAGTAGCGTAGACGCTGTGAGTACCTGCGGTGTAAGCTGAGACATTAGCTCTTAGCTTTTCGTAGTGTCCGTGGTCATCACGAATCATAACCGATCCTTCTGAGGATACCGATTGACTGTGGACGACGTGCCAAGCACCACCAATCCAAGCTTCAATGTCTACTGTTGCGGCTCCTGCGGATTCTGTGGCGACGACAAATGTCCATCCCTTAGAACGCTCAACCGAGAAACTGTTACCCGCCCCTGAACTAGTAGCAGATGAGAGCAACGTCTTTTTATCAAGTGTGCGAAGGCTCATATATATTTATATTATTAGTTGTTGTTATGAAGAAAGCTGTACTCCCGTTCCACCGTTACCACCACCCATGCTAAGTGTAGGACGACGAGTAGCTGTGACTTGGGCTGTACCACGACGACGCTTAGTAGGTTGAGTAGCTCTTTTAGTAACTGCCTTCTCTGCTGTAGGAAGCGGAGGAGGTGGTGGAGCCGGAGGTGGGGGCGGTGGTGGAATGTCGGGCTGTGAAAAACACATGGTATTACTGTACTTGTTTAGTTACTATATCTTGTTCGAGTTGGTCGTCGTAAGTCTGTTGTAAATAATTAATTACACTTCTTTGTCCTACCTTATACCATACCTCACGTTCTGTGTCTGTCAACAGCGGACATTTATCTGGGAATAGTTTGTCAAGTTTATTGATTAAGTCCTGAGACAGAGCGGGTAATACTATTTCGTCATTCATTGTTATAATCTATATCGTCCAGTTCCGACGGGAGCTTTCCCTCTTTAATCTTTTCTTCAGTCCAGCACCAAGCCGACGCATTCCACAAGATAGCAGCCGCATGGTCTTCAGAGTTGTCCCCCTCAGCCAGCCCCAA